CACTAAGCGACTTGCCTACCGTGTTAGCTAGTAGACGGGCGGCGCTAAACGACCCTGATAAAAAACGCCGTACACTCACCCAAAGTCTTCTCTCAGGTAAAAGTCCACGATTTCGTAAACCGTCTCACGCGTTCCGCTACTAGCGACAACCTCGACCTCGCCCTCGTAGTAGCCCTCATCCAAATCTAGCTGACCTGCTGAGAATGCAAACAGCGCGATACCGTTGGTCTTATCGTCGTCGCCGCTTTGGTTTGTTAGCGTGAATAGCACTGTGGTCGAACGCTTCTTTCTAAAGCGCATGACTACTGTCGCGCCCGTTAAGTCTTGAACAGCGCCTGTGTCGCTACGCGTGAGCGTTACCTTGACCTGCGGGCCAGTGTCACCCTGCACCAAATTGATTGCCATGATGGTCCTCCTAAAACCCTATTATCTCATACATCGATGTACGCAAAGATACTTGGCTCGTTTGTTTCTGTGTTGATGAATGAAGCTAGCCAATACTCTGAAACATCACTCAGTGTTTGATCTGCAATCGCATCCTCTGCCAGTGCAGGACTGTCGTATGATGCAATGATAATTTCAGCGTTATCTGTAGAACGTGTATATCCCAAAGTGACACTCATGTTATTACCTCAGTAGATGGACTTGGCCGACTAACCCTACAGCCATAGATGCCGAGCCGCTTGTAAGTGAAAATGTCTGAGCGCGCACGCGATAAGTTTCTTCTGTGTTACTGGCAGATAGCGGCTGAAAAAGCGTGTGGTTAGTTAGCGCACTGATACCGATAATCCCGAAGCGGGTTAGTGAGAGAGGTGAATAAGCAATCCATGTCCCTGATGATGTCCACTTGTCTGCGTTGTAATAAACAGATGTGGTTACAACAATCGTGTCGTTACTTGCATAAATAATTCTGGTTCTGCCTGTGCTTGATTGATATTCAACAGAAAGCACGTTGTAGACAGTGCTGGGTGATGTTTGTGATGTGGCAAGGCCACCAAACATATCGAATTGCCCCATGAGATTCCCAACAATTTCAATATAACGAGCGCCAAAAGCAACAGAACCCTGACCCACTACTGTCCCTAGCAAAGTTCCGCTTGTAGCTCCTTTACTTTTACGTTCAACTTTTACCCCGACAGTAAAATTTCCTGATGGCGAAGTGGCGTTGATTCCAAAAACTGCCTGTAAAACTCCGCTTTTTTTAATGTCAGCATCTGGTGCTGGCGTTGTAAACTCGCCAAAGGTCACTAGCGTGCTGGAAAGCGATGTGGCTGTGGCGTTGTATAGGCCAAAAGCAAATGACTCAGAGACGTCGCCTGATAGCTTATCGACTGTAATGCTTGCGGCTTGTATTTTTGCGGCTGTTACAGCGTTCGCGGCAAGCTCATCAGTGTTTATCGCACCGGCAGAAATCTGTCCTGCGGTTATTGAGTTCGCGACAATAGCATTCGCCGGTAAAGTTCCAGCGGTTACGTCTGCACCATCGACCGCCAATGTCCACGCACTGCCGTCATATCGATACAGCTTATTGTCAGTGGTCAGATAAGCCATGTCGCCTTCAGCGGCTGTCGATGGCAATGTGCTAACAACTTGAACCGGCTGTATGCCAGAGGCAAACGCTGTGATATCAACTGCGCCATTAGCAATCTGTGCGGCACCAACTCCGTCATCTGCAATCAAGAGCTGACCAGAGCCGTCAACATCTAACGTAACGCCATCAATATTTATTCTGTTGGCATTCAGTGTGCCTGCTGTAATGCTGTCAGCAGACAGATTGGTCACAGTAATTTGCGAGGCATCAAGTGTGCCTGTCGTAATGTCTGACGCAGTTTGATTGCTGTTTAGTGTGTTGTTGCTGTTCAGGGTTGTGCCGCCGACAACCAGAGTTCCGCGGAAAGTACCATCGCTAAACTCAACATTGCCTGCTGTCGTAATCTCCCAACCTGTAGTTCCTGCAACGTAATTGGTACTTTGAAGAACGTTGGCTAATTTAGTAATTGTGACGGCATCATCGCCGATGGTAGGCGTAGTAACTGCACCGACACCTATGTCAGAAGTTACAGCCACGACAGACGTTGCGTTGAAGCTAGAGGTCGCCGCTGACTTGTTGCCCGAAAAGTCTACTGACTTGAGCCAAAAGTAACGCGTGACCGCCCCTGACAATCCGCTGACGATGTATTCTTCACCGTCTACTACAGCAGTCGGGTTGGCAGGAATGCTGTTAGATGTATTTACAAACACCTCTGTGTGCTTGAAATCAATGTCGCTAGGGTTAGTCCACTCCGCAGTTATTGTTTGTATGCCGCCGGTAGCACTGCCTGACGTTGGTGCGCTTGGTGCGGTTGTGTCACCGTTAAGTGCTTGGTTGCTAAGGGTTGTTCCTGTACTACTCACGCCGATTAGGTTTTCAGCTTGTACGCGGAAATCATAATTCGAGGTTATATCTAAGCCAGAAATGTAAACCCGAGGCTCACGAGATGAGGCGTAAAAGTAGTTTGTCGTTCCTGTCTTGTTGTAACGCACCTTATAAAGCTCAACGAAGGCATCTGTAACCGGAGTCCATGTCAGATCCACGGCGCTAATGACATTGCCGTCTGGTCCTTTGAACCCTACTTCTGTAAAAGTTAGGTTAGTGACGTTGGCAACGGTTCGCCCGTCATACAGGTCTAACTCTCCACCGCTTAAAAAGTCCTCTTCGTCGCTAGTTGCCCAATCGTAAATAGCGGCGGCTGTTTCAATACAAGCCAAGTTGACCGCAAGTGCGCCGCCATCTGCAATGGCTAGTGAGTAGTCGATAACTTGAAAGACCTTGGAGCTGTAGTTAAGGCGGTCATTTGTCACATTGATCGTGTCGCCAATCTTAACCTGCAAGCCTTTGAGGTTCACAGTCATGTTGATAACGACTTGCTGACGCGACTTGAGCAGTGCAATCTTCGCGAGTCTCTGAGCCTGCGTGTTGTTGGTTACGAACGGCAAGGCCATATCCAAGTAGATCGGATCACCGTCCTCTGTGGCGTACGTAGAGCTGATCTGAGGCGGGTAATCCAATACCTTGTAGTTCTTCTCTTCTGAGACGAAAATGCCTTTAACGCCGTTATAGATGCCTCTGCGCGACTGCTTAGTCTGCGTCTGTATATCACTGACCACGTCAGCTTCTGTGAACGTCAGCGTAGGCGTTTTGTACTCAGCGCCGTCAATGAAATACTTGCCACCTGAATAGGTCAGCATTCCGCCCATTGAAGCCAATAGTTGTTCAATGTTGGCCCTGATTTGATTGCCTGTCTCGATGACCCCATTGCACTGATAGCGGTTTTGGGTGCCACCGGCATCAAGCGTAACTTGCTCTTCGCAAAGGTTAGCGGCGGCGTTTATTGCTGTGCTGTCTATATTGGCTGTGACTTCGCCAAGCCCGTACTTGTCGTCGAGCATATAGTCACGCAAACATAGCGCAGGGTTTTGGCTCCAGCCTGTACTAGCAGTGCGAGGGTCGTATACTTTCTTGCCTTTCAGAACGGCGGTAATGTTAGGCACGCCCTGCGGAAACTTGTCTGTGTCCCACTCAAGCCTAAACGCAATGTAAGCAATGCCCGACAGCTTGTGGTTTGTAGTCCAAAGCACATTTGCGTTTACAAGGTTAGTCGATGCGGCCTGCGCGTCAGTGCCAAACTTGCGATCAATAGTGACGTATGTACCCCAATCACTCTGGAACCCGCCACTAAGCGTCCACACCTTCTTGTCGTTAAACCAAATTTCTTCGTAGCTTTCTATTTCATGGCTGGCAAAAGCAATCGCCATGTGAAGGTATTTGTTGTCATCGCCTGAGTTGGATATAAATACAACTTGACCGCCGACGCGCATCTTTCCGTAAACAACTTTACGCGACCCAGCAGGTTCGCGAGTTGTCTGTGTGATACCCCGCATCTGTGCGCCAAGGTTGGGCTTAGGTGCAAGCGCACGTGACACCATCGACAAGCCAGCGCCCACAGCAAAGTAGCCTGCAAAAGCGGCAAAGCCACTTAAACTAAAAAAGGTTAGGGCCGCTAATCCTCCAGCCGCCGCCGCCGCGCCAACACCTGCCGCTAATCCTGCAACTGCCGCAATAGCCATTTGTTTACCTCAGAACTAGAGAGTAGACGCGCTCAATTTCTTCAAAGTTCAATCGCTCAAGGATTGCGTCGAAGGGCTGATGCGCTTTGGTGTTGATGTGTAGCTTTGTGATTCCTTCAGCCGCTAGTGACTCAATGGCAAACTTAATCAGCTTTACGCCGGTCAAGCCTTTGCGTGCTGGCTTGGTCAGAAAGATTACGTCGTTGTTAGCGAACAAGTGGTCACGGTAGTGCAGTGACTTGCTGACAATAACGACAAAGTAGCCCATCATCACGTCGTCTTTTCTGGCTGTGTAGATCCTAAGCGCGTTGACGTTATCAAGTCGTGCATAGCCTTCCCAGTCGGGATTCATCTTGATGATGTCTTTGTTCAAAGCTATTTCTTGCCAGTGTTGCTCGAGCAACGGCTCTATTTCTCGCCTGACTTTTGCTAGGTTTTCAATCGCAAATTCCATGACTAGTCCCTTAGTTATTACGGAAGCTGTGGCGGGTTTGCCGGTGCATCTGGGTCTTGATTAGGACCGCCGCCACCGCCGCCACTAACTACGCCACTACGACCCCATACAATCTCTTTCTCAGCCATGTCAGCAACAAACTCCAAGCCCTTGTCATTAGGGAAGTCGATTAATTGATCCTCTGATGTGTACCTTCTGACACGCGTTCGCTCAAACCCAATCAAACGATTCTCGACCGCTATCTGTATTGTGGCGGTTTCCGATGAGTCGTTAATTACCATCGTGTCCATGAAGCCACTAAACACGTTCACAGGGGTGCTTATGACGCCGTTGCTGGCATCCATAGCGCCAAGCAATACTTTTAGCTCACGGCCTTGGTAGTCCTCGTCACGCGCCTTCGCTAATAAAGGGTCAGTGATTCCTGACAGGGTGACTGTGATGCCGTTTGCTTGTAGCTCTGATGTCTCTGATATTTCACCAATGGCGAGCAATGTACCAGCGCCAACATAATCGACACTGCTAACCGTAAGATTGCCCACGCCGTTCCATAGATTCAGATTGCCGGAGTCGAAGGCACACTGCACTAGAATAATGGGACGTACTAAATCGGCGGTAACTGCCGACTGCATCGCTGACGTTAATGACCTGCTCATATAGCCTCAACACAAGCAAAAGTGAAACCGTACAAACTAGCCTCGTTGATGCTCCATCCGATGTCATTTGAGGCAAGCCGCCATGTGCCTTTCGGCAGTGTGAAGTCCATAGGGGTCGATGAGCTAATAGCTGACCGAAGTGGTGGCATTATATTGATCGAGCTTCCAGAAATGCCGGTCACGATGTATAACGCACTGCCTGTTTCAAAGTAATCACCTGCGACCACGCCCGAAGTAGAGCCGGTGACAGTTGTAGCACCTGCCGCACCGCTCGTAATTGCGCCTGTGGCGGTTGTATTGTGTATAGGGTTGCCCATCGTAAAGGTGTTTGCCTGACCCCTTAGAGCGGCAAAGAACGCCTCTACCTGCTTTGCATCTGATCGCTTCAGTGGTGGCAGTTGCACCTCTGCTTCCCATCGGACACCCTGATGCTGATAAGTCTGCTGGTCATAGGTAAACGGTGACTGACTTACAGCCGTTGCCGACCTGAGACGCATCGTCATCGAGGTAAAGCCTACATTTGGAAAAGCCGCCATTATGCACCTACCATTGCTTTACTGAAGCCACCGCCTCTCATTCTAGCATCAGCGACAGCAGACTTGGCCGCGTTACTGATCTGAGGAAGTAGGTTTGCTATCTCTGCACGTACGGTTTGCTGTACGCCTGTGGTCACGTTGATGTTCTGCACTACAGTGACACCGCCGCCACCTAATTTGTTATTGGGGACGATTGAGCCGTTACCCGACGGAATCATCAACTCTGGTCCTTTTTCTCCTACAACGTAAGGCTGACCACCAGTCACAGGACCGCCACGCGCTCTGAAGTTGCTGGCTTCAATACCAAGGAAATCAGCGTCTGCGCGCGCGTTGCTTATTGCTCCAGTAATCGCACCGAATGCCGCATCGACAAGGTACTTTTGAACAAGCATCTTGATAAGGCTATCGACAACGCTCTTAGCCATATTGCGAATCGCATCGCTGAATTTTTTAGCGCCTGTGATCGCTGATGTGAATGAGTCACCTAGTCCTGTGATTGCCTGATCGCCTAGCTTCTCTAGCTCTGGCGTTAGATCACCCGCCATCTCCCTAGTGTTTTGCAAGTTCGCCATAAAGGTTTCAAACGCGCTTGGCAGTTTTTCGTTTACATCATCGCCTAAATTATCGATGCCTTCTGTAGTGGTTCCAATCGCTTCCCCTACTTTGAGAAGGCCTGCAATAATTGCCGAAAAATCAAACTTAGTGAACCCTGTGAAAGTCCGATCTGACTCTTCTCCTAGCTCTTCAATTGCGGCGATTTGTGCTTTTATGCTATCCCTCAACCGCTCTTGATTTTGAACAACTGCGTCGTTAGTGTCGCTGAATGGCCCTGCGTTTTTGGCATAATCAGCCAACCGCTTTTCTACTGCGGCCAAATCCTCCTCTAAGCCTTGTAGGCTTTTTGTTTCAATAGAAGAAAACGCGTCGTTTATTTGACGCCTAAAATTAATGACAAAATTACCCATGCTTACAAAAGCATTTAGTACATCTTGTATGCCTTTTATCGCGTCAGCTAATCCTTGTACAAAGTCTCCGGCTAACTCTTCGCCAAACTCTTTCACGCTACCGTTAGCATCAGCAATACCAGCCTGAACTTTGGTTGTTAGCAAGTCAGATAGCGCGGCAAGTGCTGGGGCCAAACCTGCAACAGCTTGCTTAACTATTCCACCAAACAAAGATTGCATACGGAACAGTGAGTCGTTTGCGTCTTCAACACCTTTGGCGGCGCTAGATGACATCACAACACCAAGCGCCCGAGCCTCGCCTAACAGCTCAGTCAGGCCATCCCGTCCTAATGCGAGGGTGTTTACGAGTGCGGCACCTTCAGAGTCAAATAGCTTAAACGCTATTTTAAGCGGGTTTACGCCCCTGTTTTTAGCATCCTCAAAAGCGTCTGCCAAGGTAAGCATTTGTTCATCTAGGGGCAGTCGAGTAAGTTTCCGAGCATCGACACGAAGCTCACGTAATGCGCCTTTCGCCTCACCTGTTCCGACTGCGGCTTCTGCCGTTCTACGGGTAAATCGTTGAAGCGCCATGTTCATCGTGTTGACTTCGACGCCTGTTAGTTGCCCTGCGTACTGCAAGGCACTAAGCGATTCGGTTGTCGTGCCTATCTTACTCGCTGTTTTAGCTAGGGCATCTGTGGCCTTGAGTGAGTTAGCAATCAACAAGCCCATACCGCCTGCACCGACTGCGGAAACTAAGGCGGTTTTAAAGTTAAAGAAGATTTTAGATAGGCCAGCGAACGCGCGCTTGATTCCGCGCAAGGCTTTCTGCGTTTGGTCAAACGCCTTGATGATGATGCTTACGGATTCAGTCGCCATCTTTAGACTCGCTTGTTATCTTGAAGTAAGCAAGCCACTCTTGAAACTCATTGACTGTAATCTGCTCGACTTCTTCGATAGTCTTATGTAACCGATCAGCCAGGGCGATGAGATTCATCCGAGACTGATCGGCCTTCAGTTTTTTTCGACGTCCTCAAATGGGTCGATAGTGCTAAACATCTCGTTAGCAATACCAGACACCACCGTCGTCTCTTCACCCATCAAGTCGATCTTGTCTTCAGCAGAGGTAAACAGCTTGTCGCCGTCCTTACTCTCAGCCTTCATTACAATCAGATCAACCATCGCCGCAATGCTAGGGTTCTGCATTACTTGCGGGTGACGCTTCTGTAGCTCGTTTAGGTCATAACAGGTCAGTGGGCGACAATACAGGACAAACGCCCCGTCATCATCAGCCCACTCAATGACCTCGATCTTACGGCGTGACTGCTTGCGTCGCGCTCGTAACTCTTTAGCCAGACCCATTAGTTAGCCGACTCAGTAATCGCGCCCGATACCTGCACAGAGAATGACGCCTCGACCAACCCGTCATAAGACGCAGAGATAGTCTTTGCGGTCACAATGCCAGCGCCAGCGTAATACTTCTCACCGGAGCCTGTTCCAGTTGGGTGGATTTCCCAATCAATAGCGGCACCAGAATCCAGCACTAACTGCTGTGCGTCTGCGTCATCCCAAAGTGCGTCGATAGTTAAAGTCGCGTCCTTGAGGCTAGACAGGTAAGACTTAACTGAGTCACCCATTACGGTGTCCTCAATAGTGTCTGCCACTTCGTCGATGCTGTACGAGCGTACTTCGCCGACAACTGCTTCTGTTCCACCTGATACTGCAACCTTAACTGACCCAGTTGAGCCTTTATGTGTAGCCATTAGTTTTCTCCCTTACGCGTCACCGCGTGTGTATGTATAAAGAATTTGAACGGTGACAATGACGCCGCCTACAGGGTCTATTGTACCATCATCCACCTCAACGCTTATAACTTGCGTATCAATAGCGTGACCGCCACGCGTCCTATCCTCGTCGAGCTTTTCGTCGATAGCCTCTGCAATCTGATTGCGGGCTGTGTCGATGTTCTTGTGCTTAACAAAGCAAATCAATTCGTAATCGATGGTCGCCTGCCTGCTGGACATACTGCCGCCGATGCTAGCGTCTTCACGCGTCTCGTTTGCTGTGCGCACTAATATCGCTGGATATTGCGCGTTCGATAGCTTGTCAAAATCGAACGGCTCGCGTGTCACTTTCTTGACGTTAGGGGTCGAGATGGCTTGCAGTGCCGTGACAATATTAGCGGCGATGTTTTCTCTAACGCTCATATCTTCAGCCCCTTAAAGTACACATCACGGATAGCACGAGTGTCGCTACGGTTTAAGCCAAAGAACTGGCGACGCTTATTGTTCATTGCCGCCTTCTTGGACTCTGTTCTGCTGTTGAAAAAGATAAACCCGTCTTGACCTTTTAGACCTGACTGCATCGACTTGCGCATTCTGCCCGTAAATATCAGCTTAACCTTATCTGTCTCTCTGCCTTTGCTCTTACGAAACCCCTTGTACGCTTCCGAGTAAGGGCGGAACGGTTGCTCATGTACATCAAGGCCGAGGCTAGTGCGCTTCTGTATGCGGTTCAAGCCTTCTGCCGCCGCTCTACGCATCGCTCGCTTGTGGTTCTTAGTAAACGTCCGGCCTAGCTTATCGACCATCTTGCGAAGGTCACGAGGCTTTGTGTCGATGCTAATCGTAATCATCGGTTTAACCGGTTGATCGGGACAATCTCTTTCTCTTTGTCCGTAACCTGACCGTCGTTGTCAGCGTCGTACTCAACACCGTCCTGAAATACTGCGTCAATCTCTTCGCCGTAACGCGCTTTGTAGAAGTCGATCATGGCTAAAAATCGGTCATCGTCCACCCAGTTGGTTAGCTGAGGCAATGCATACTTCCACAGCACAAGGTAAGAAGCCGAACGAGTCCACTGCGAGTCCGTCAGATAGCTAGGGTTCATCTCACCAGCGATACCTTTTCGGTGCCACCACTGATTGCGAATCTCACGCTCCACGTCGGCCTGCGCCTTTGCGTGTTCAGCAGTGAATGCGGGAATCCCTAAGTCAAAAAGGTCAGGGATGATCGCCTCTAAGTCGTCGTCGTTACTAAATGCCATGTCGTCACCACTTCACTTTCGCGGCCCAATAGATTTTATCTAAGGGCGTTGCGTTCTTTAGGGTATCCCCGTGTCGTGCGTACCAAGCGGCTCGCATGGCCTTGTCGCGTGCTGACTCACCATCTTTAGGTGGATAAGTCTTCGCGCCTTGAGCGCCAAACCGTAGTAGCTTGATAACACCTTTGTAGCGAGCCAGAACCGCGTGCGAGCTAGAGGCGTGTCGTGGCGTACGCTTTGCCACGTTGTAATCCTCGAACCGTTCACCGCGATAATTGACTGCCATATAATCCTCAGACTAAA